CCGGCCCGGATGATAACCGCTACATCAGCCTGAGATTAAAGGAGCGCGGAAATGACAGATAACAATAAACATCTGGTAAGCGCCGGTCATGAACTGGCGTCTGAGTTAAAAGCCGACTGCGGCGCGGTAGACGTGCGTAGCGTGGCTAATTTGCTGACCGAGCTTGCATCGGCACTAGACGTGCAGAGTGCGCGTAGTGATGCGCTGGCGGCAGCACTCAAGGCTTCAGAAGCAAACGACGCTGACGCACGTTGCCATGTTGCTGAACTGGAAGCCAAGTGCTCGGAGTTGGCTGTTGAGAATTCTGGTATGGATGCGTTCGTTGCTGCCATGCTCTCTATCGCATGGCAAGGTGGAAACGCTGATGGTGCAGATATTCAGAATCTGGCGCTGGAAAATGGACTGCTTCGCCAGGAAGTATACAGCGCCGATGCTCACGAAAATCTGGTCGGTGACGCGGGAAACTTTGAAGAAGGCGACCCGGTTTACTTCCGCGTAGAAAACCCCAACACGGACGCATGGGTGAACGAACAGCGAGCGGTGGGTGTTGATGGTGCGATCAATGTCATTTTGACGATGATGGATCGCATTGCGCCGGCGCATCACGCTATCAGCATGCTCCGCGCCCATGCAGCACAGCTTCGCGGGAGCCAGGTATGAAAGAGCGCGGAATGATTTTTAACGGCGAAATGGTGCGCGCCATTCTCGATGGGCGGAAGACACAGACGCGGCGGATTATCAGTGAGCGCCATCTTAACCTTATCGATTTAGGCTCTCAGATAGGTGAATGCTACCCGGTGGAATGTGGAATAGACCATGAAAATAGCCAGAGCTATTACCGTGAACATTGCCCATTTGGTAAGCCCGGCGATCGAATCTGGGTGCGCGAGACCTATCAGGGGCCGCTATTCGATTACGAACACATGGAAGCGTATCTCGAAGACAGCTCTAAATTTGAGAAGCCAGATTTCTGTGTTTACAGGGCTGATGGGAAGCCTGCGCCAGAGTTTTACGACGCTGACGATAATCTGCATTGCTGCTGGCGTCCATCAATTCACATGCCGCGCTGGGCCAGCCGTATTCTGCTGGAGATTACCGATGTGCGCGTTGAGCGCCTCGCCAGTATTAGCCAGGAAGACGCAGCGAAAGAGGGATATCCAGCCAACCCGGAGCCGTACGGTGGCAGCATGGATAAATGGCTGTGGTTCCGCCAATTGTGGGATTCCATCTACCCAGAGCAGTCATTCAGTCACAACCCGTGGGTTTGGGTGATTGAGTTTAAACGTGTTGAAGGCGGTGCAGCATGACAATGACAGCAGAACAACTGGCCCAATGCGAGCCTTCACTGGACTCGATGCTTCGCGCTCATGAGGCGTTTTACAGCACCGACAATGTGCGTGAGGCAATGCTGAAGGCATACCGGATCATGCTTACAGACGCGCTGAAAGTTGCAGGTATCAATTTAACGGTGGAGGGGTTAGGTGTATGACAACACTTCAGGAAGTGATCGACTCCGCTTACAAAACTATCGCCAGAGAAAGATTTTCTCTGAAACAAAAATGTTTGTGGTGCAACGGGCACGGTAAAGTACCAAATTACAATCTGTATAGCGGCGGAACCGCTTGCACGTACAAACCATGCAACAACTGCGGCGGCAAGGGTGAGGTAATCAAACCATGACAATCAACGAACGCGTATCACCGAAACGGCTCGCTGAAATCATCGCCCGCGCTGAGGTCTGCGACGATTCCGTGCTGACCGATTATCGCGATATAGAGTCAATATCCCGCGAGCTACAGCAGTACCGCGTCGCCGCTGAGCCTGTGGCGTGGATGGTCATAGACTCCGACAGTGGCGAGAAGATTCTACGCGTAGACAGGTCAAATATTGAAGGCGCAGCAATCCCACTCTACGCAGCCCCGCAAGTTACGAGCGTGCCGGATGGCATCGAAGCCGCCGCGCGTTGGGTTGATGCACAGCGCGAGGCTTACGACGATGAGCACGGGCGATACGACCCGGACACCGGAACTTTTGAGTTCGGAAACGACGCGCAACTGGAATACTCAGCAACGCTTGCGGAAATCGCAGATGACATTCGCGCTTTGCGACCTACCGCAGCGCCAGCAGTACAGGCAGAGCAGTTGTCCGGCAATACCGAACAGGTAAGCCAGTCTTACACGTTGCGCGAAGGCCTGGCAGCAATTCGCAACCTAGGACCAATCGACGCCGAGAAGATTCAGGCTGAGCGCGATGCTCTGAACGAACCTGATGTGCCGGATGGTTACGCACTGGTGCCAGTTGAGCTCATGGAATCATTACGTAGTTCCGCTCACTTTGAAAAGCAATCTTACGCTGCCAGCTTCGGTAGCCATATTGATACCGGGCGATGGAAAGTTGAATACGAAGAACTTGAGCGGGTGTGCAAGGAAACAGACAGGATTATGGCAGCCGCGCCACAACCACAAAACGTACAACAAAATAATCCTGAAAATATCCCTCAGTGGATACCGGTCAGCGAGCGGATGCCGGAAAGTCGCCATGCTGTGCTTGTGGGTTGCTGGTTTGGTAGCGAGTGGTCCTCGAAATGGGCGACATTTGTTCCGGGACATCCAGATGCACAAGATAGCGGGTGGTTAATCCCTGGTGCGTCGTGGACGCCGACGCACTGGCACGAACTGCCAGCAGCACCGAAGCAGGAGGCTGAATGATGCGCACAGTTGAATTGACTAACGCGTCGCTGGTATTCACCGACGCAGCAACCGGTCAGGGATATCTTCGCGTTCTGAACGAGTGGGAAGCCAAACTGGTTTCTGCACAACTTACCGCGCTGGATGATGGCGAAATGAAAGCCGTCCCCGTTCACCCGTTTGAGATTCGCAAGATGAAACCGGGCGGTGAGTGATGCCTGAATCAGCAACGAATACAGCCCGCGCAATGCGGGTTTCTTTTTGCCTGGAGGAAGTGATGCTGTCAAACCATGACCATCTGGAAGAGTGCGTATTTATATCCATGACTAATGAAGAAGCCAGCCTTTGCTATGACGCAATGGAGGAGCTTATTCGGAGATACGGGGGTGAATTAGAGCAGCGATTGAAGGACGCCATTATCGACCTGATGTGTTGCGTAAATGTCGAATAGCCGCAGACCAGCGGCTTTTTTAATGCCTGGAGATAACCAATGAGCGAAGTGATCCAGCTTGTGCCCAATAAGTGGGTGACCGAGCAAAACCTTATCGCCGTAACAGGCCTGAAGCGCGGGACCATCGAGCGGGCCCGGCGCGAGTCATGGTTTCTGGGGCGTGAATATTTGCACGTATCACCGGACGGGGAGCCCAAGCCAAACAGTGAATGCATGTACAACACCGAGGCGATCAATCTCTGGATAGAACAGCAAGCGTCCAAACAGCCTGGTGCCCGGAATTAAATTACGGGGTAACCTATTAAGGCTCTTGGACGTCGGGAGGGAAGAATGGCATACCCAACAGGCGTTGAGAACCACGGAGGAACGCTCCGCATATGGTTCATGTATAAAGGCGTCAGGGTCAGGGAAAGCCTTGGCGTTGTGGATACGCCAAAGAATCGGAAGGTGGCTGGAGAGTTACGCGCATCGGTTTGCTACGCCATTAAGACAGGACGTTTTAACTATGCAGCGCAGTTTCCTGAGTCTGCAAACCTTCAGCGATTCGGCGAGGACAGAAAGGAAATAACCGTCACTGAACTGGCGAAGAAGTGGCTTGAACTGAAAAGCATGGAAATTACCACTAACGCTCTGTCGCGGTACAAATCAATCGTCAGGAATATGGTGCCAAGGATTGGCGAGAAAAAACTGGCGTCGGCGGTAAGTCAGGAAGATTTGCTGTTTATAAGGAAGGAGCTTTTGACGGGGTATCACACCCTGAAGAAAGGACAGCGAACGCCGGTTAAAGGACGCTCTGCACGGACGGTGAATAACTACATGATGGTGATGTCTTTCATGTTCCAGTTCGCTACCGAAAGTGGGTATATAAATAAGAACCCGTTTGATGGCATCGACTTTCTGAAGAAGGCGAAGTCCGTTCCGGATCCGCTAACCCGGGACGAGTTCGTAAGACTCATTGATGCCTGTTACAACCAGCAGATAAAGAATTTCTGGTCACTGGCAGTGTATACAGGGATGCGTCATGGCGAGTTGTGTGGGCTGGCGTGGGAGGATATCGACCTGAAGGCAGGAACCCTGATGGTCAGAAGGAATCATACGCTGACAAAGGAGTTTACACTGCCAAAAACGGATGCAGGCACTGACAGGGTTATCCATCTGATCCAACCGGCAATTGATGTTCTTAAAAGCCAGGCGGAAATGACGCGACTCGGTAAACAGCATCAGGTTGAAGTGAAATTGCGGGAGTATGGCCGGACAACCACTCACCCCTGCACTTTCGTTTTTAACCCACAGGCTACTGTCACAAACGGGATCGCCGGCCACCATTACGCTGTTGGCTCTGTAGCTCAGAGCTGGGAGTCAGCAATGCGGCGATCAGGTTTGCGTTACAGGAGAGCATACCAGTCACGTCACACTTACGCATGCTGGTCATTAACCGCAGGAGCAAACCCGAACTTCATCGCGTCGCAAATGGGTCACACAAATGCGCAGATGGTGTATCAGGTTTATGGTGCATGGATGTCGGATAACAATGCGGATCAGATTGCCATTCTGAACCAGAAATTATCTGACTTTGCCCCACCCATGCCCCAGGCGGTAGGATCGTAA